ATTAGGTTGTGGATACATTCTTAATAATTGTGTTCTTGGGTCAAACGTATATGATCGTTGTTGAGCTAATAATTTTTCTCTCGTTTCTAACCAGTTCTTTAAAGTATACCAGCTAACTAAATCAAACCCATAATTACCCATAGCATAACTAAAATAAGTTTGTTGTGCTAATGTTTGTTCTATAGTGAATAATGTATTGATACCAGTAGTAGAACCTTCTGTAAATTCAGTAACATCCATAACCTTTCTATAATCCATTGTATCGTAATCAAAACTGTTAAAATATTGTTGATTAGTATATGTTTCATTACCTGAAGTTAATGAACCTTGCACTGTGAAACCATTTTTAACTTGAGGTTTAAAAATACCCTCTATTGATGATACTGATTCTACTATAGCATCATAAAAAGTATTAGTAAAAATATCATTAGAACTAATACCATCAACTAACGATGAAGATAAAGCAGAAAAAGAACTAAATAGACTGCTAGGAGCAGAACTAGTAGCAACATAAACTGTTTCGTTATTTTCTATTTCTTTAGTAAAATCTTTATTAGGTGTATTTAAAGCTTTTTGATCTTTAAATGTATCTGAATTTTGTAAAGTGAATAGGTCATCTAATTTCATACCATAATCTTTTTGATATAGATTACTATCAAATATTAGATATTCTTTTGTGTAACCAGCAAATTTTGTAAAGTATTCAATTGCTATATTAATATTCTCGTAAAGATTATCTCTATGTATTTCTACATTGGTAAACGGGTAACCTAATGATCTTAATATTCTATCACTTAATCTATTAAAAGTATCAACTCTTGAATTTAAATTAGTACCCTGAAAGCCAGATATTGGAGCTATTTCACATAATGACATACAATTATTTAATAAATTTACATTAGGTTAATAAATAATAATATGGCATCAGGAGATATAACAGTTAAAGTAGTACCACCTTTATCAGCAGTGGCACAATATACAGTAAGAAATGAATATGGTAACGATGTTACTTTATCAGAAAAAAGTATAGCGCGTGATCCTGCATTATTAACCATATATATTAATGAACAACGAGCTGCAACATCTTCTAATTTAATACAAGTATTAGACGGTGGTAATCGTTTAACGTTAATTCTTCAGGAGAATTAATTTTAAACATCTGGTACATCTGGTATAACGGCTGCGCCGCCTAAACCAGCATCATCAGCAGGAGCTTCTCCTACATCTGCAGCACCACCACCAAAGTCAGGTGGTGTCTCAGCACTCACCCCAGCGCCTGCATCTCCACCACCTAAACTATCTGCAGGAGGAGTTGTATCTACCAACTGATCTCTCCAATTAGGTCCCCCTGAACCAATTTGTGACATTTCCCATTGTAATTCAGCATCCTTACGTAAAAATTCTCTATTTGCTTTTACATCAACATCATTCCAGCCAAGGTAACGTTTTTGTGCATAAGTTGCTGCTATAAATTCATTCGATGCTAATGAATTAAAGTTTGTAGCTTTAAGTTCTAATTTCTGACTTTCTCTTAATTCATAGAAATTTGTTGGTACATTAAACTCCAGATTTAAATTAGGTGCTTTTAAGTCGTACTCATCAAATATACCCTTTAACTTTAAATGAGTTATAAATCCATTTTTTAAACCTGAAGCAAAATGTTGCTGCATTCTAATAATAAATTTAGCAAATTTTAATTCTTCTCTTAAAATTTCATTACCATCACTAAACTGACCATCTGGGTTGAGCCTATTAAGAGGAACTTTTAATGCTTTATATAGTTTATTAACAAAATACATTAGGTCAGCTAACTCCCCTAAATTAGCCCCTCCTTGTAATTGTGTAACTGATGTGCCTTCAGAACCAGCTCTCTTAGCAAACCAGAAAGAATCGAGCATGGATTGAGGATTAAACTTTTGAACTTGACCAGACTGATTAGAGTCAAAAGTCTTTTTACTCCAATACTCTTGTATAAGTTTTCTTAGATATGCTTCAGCTTTTGGTGGTGCCATATTACCGACATCAACATTGAATACTAAACGTTCAGGCGCTCTAACTAATCTATATATAACAATCGCATCTTCTACTAATGATAATTGCCTGTATGATCTTCTTGCATTCTCTATAAAAGGTAATCTAAATGTTTTATCTTGATTCCATATACCTGAATTAATATATGAAATTTGATTTTCATCCATTGGTATGAAGTCAAACTTTTCTATCTTTTCAGGCTTATTAGCATTAAAAATAGGTTTACGTAAAATATAACCTTTAATGATCATATTTTGTATATTATCATAAATTGGGTCTATAAGATCACAAGGTAACTGAACCGCTCCTAAAATACCTTCACTAGTATAACCTTTATGTATAATATGCTCAAAATAAAGCTCCCCTTCAATTAATATTTGTCTAAAATATTCAAAACCTTTCTTTTCTAAATTAAAATAATCAATATATTTTTCAAATTCATCTTTAATTATTTGCTGCTTCTCGTCATCAATTTCAGTATTCCTAAAAGTTAAATTTACTATATTTCCAGCCTCGTCTTTGTTTATACATTCATCACATATTTCATCTAAAGCATCACTAATTTCAGAAAAGGCAGCCATTATACGGTAGTCTCTTAACCTACCTCCTTTATTTTCTTCTATATTGGCATAAACTAATGAATTGTAATTACCATCAACTGCTATCTGACCCGAACCTGTATTGTTGTAATCATTATTATAAAATATAGAGTTCTTAGATAAAGCTTCAACTCTTCTCATACCCACATCTTCAAAAGTATTATACTTCGGATTTAAGTCTTGTAATACTCTATTTAAATCTACAGACTGATAAGGAAGCTTACTAGCTATATTTTTAAAGAAACCTGAAGTCCCAGAATTATTTTGTTGATCGGCCATTATTATTATTTAATACTTATTCTACTATAATAAACGTACTGCTTAAACCTCTACCGCATAAAGTATCTGTATAAGATAAATCTGAAAAATCATACCCAGCTTTATTAAAAGGTATGAATCTAATTTTACCTTCGGTAATCTGAGGACTATTTAAAGTAATTATATTATCGTTTATAATATTAAAAGGTATTACCTGTCCAGATATATCATCTTGTTTAGTAAACCCGGTAATAGTAGTTAAATTATCATAAACAGTCTCGTTATTAGAACTAAATAAAATGTTTTGTGTATGGTTAAACATTGAACCGTTGAGTACAATAGCTCCTGATGCTAATTGTGAGATAGTTAAATCATCTTGCAATAATACTCCATTATAAAATAAACCAGTTATTTGCGGGTTACCTGACACGGTAAATGATTCTACGGTATTAACTAAACCAGATGATGTTGGGAATGTAAATGTATTAGCAGATAAAGATTCGAAATTATCATAATTTTCTAATTGAGTCTCAGAATGAAAGTCTGTATCTATATAAAAAATATTACCTGCAGGGTTATCAGTATCTTTAAACAACCAACCCTTAATGGTAAAAGTGGTATCAGCAATAATTCTAGCTTTTGTTGTTGAATTTAATTCTATAGGGTATTTTAAATTAACATCTCCATTCCATAATACTTCACTTCTAATTTCTTGATCAACTGATAATTGAAAGTCTTCCGGCAATTTCCAAGATATCACTACATATGGATTACAAAAAGGTACAAAATTACTAATTATTTGATCCATATCTGTTTGGTATCTGGTTATGATTGATACAGATAAATTAATATTAATTGGTATAGGAGCTTTAACATGCCTTGAAACAAGTTCTTCTCCTACAGTACTTTGATAATAAAACCCATCTAGTTTATTAAAAACTCTATTTACATCTCTAGAAATATTAGTTACGTTAACTGATACAGCGGGTATAGTTAACGTTTTATTTTCATTTACCAGATCATGTAAAACTCTTTGCTTTGGAGCGTATAGATATCTAACATGTATTTTATCCTTCTCTTGTCTACTATTATTAAATCTACCTATAACTATATCATCAAACGCAGCTACAAACTGCGTTAGCATATCTTTAATTTCGAAATAAAATGGTCGTGCCTTCACTTAATTATTTATCCCAAGGGAACTGTAACCAACTGGTAGTATACAAAATATTACCAAAAATAATATTTTTATTAAATTCTGAACCATCTCTCATTACTAGGCTTGCATATAAGATATTATCACTATCTATATTATATTCAGACTGAAGAATAGAATTTACCGCTGTAAAAGTCCTACCACTATCGTTTATATCATCAACTACTAAAATTTTAGAACTTTTATTTAAACTTTTAGGTTTTTGGTAAACTATTGTATCCAAATATTTACCATCATCTTCTCTTGTACTAATACCTAAGTTATAAAGATTGTAGATATCAAGCTTATAACTTAAAGTAGCTCCAGGTATTAAACCACCTCTACCTAAAGCAATAATAGTATCATAATTGATTTTTTTACTTTTTATTTGGTCTGATAAACACTCAACTAAAAAATTTACGTTATCCCAATTTAATTTTAATATATCACCCACATATTAATTATAACATATGAACTTAAGAAATCAAGCCTTTTTTCTTCATCTGCTCTATAACTGTTGTATATAGATCTATTTTGCTTTTTAATACTAAACCTGTTACATTTTTTTCAATCAAATTATGTATATCATCTTTAACTCTTTCTAAGAATTTACTTGCTTGTTCACTGTCAATTACACCATAACCTTTAAGTTCCATTTCTTCATCCCCCATATGTATATTTGATACATAAGGAGCTGATTTAATTTTTTCTGGCGACGTAGTTGGTACACCATATTTACCATATGATGGTTTGCCTTGGGAAGGTCTATATTTTAAATTTTTAGCAGGATCTCTTTGTTGCATCGAAGCAATTGCCGATTGATTTAAATTATTTTCATAAAGATTAAAAATTTTTGATTGATCACTCATTATTATTATTTAATATAAGAGAATTTAATAAATATATTAAATGGAAAAGCCTATTACTTTCTTTCGCTCCGTATTGGAAAATATTAATTTTGCTTCTTTTTTCTTGGCGGCAGTTGGGGCTTTAGCTGCCTTATGGTTGAATAGTAATTATGTTTCACAAGAAGTGTATGAGAAGGATCAACAAATAATTTTTTTAAGACTTGAAAGTTTAGAAACTGAAGCACAAGCCTTACGATTTATGGCTCAATCAAATCAATCTGAAATTAAAGAATTATTACCATTAGTAGAAAAAATCGAAACATTAGTAAGCAATTTTATAACTCCGAACGGAGATTTTATTATAACAGAAAGTATGCAAGAAATGGAAGTTGATATTGCTGAAATAAAGAAAGATATCGAGTATATGAAAGCTCGATTATGGCCACAAGATTAAGAATACAATTCTAAGTAGATCTTAGTATACTTATCCTCAAATTCTCTTGCTTGTATCTCCATTGGGTTTTTATAATATTTGTTAGTGTAATTTTCTGCATCAGCATCCGTATAATCTAATTTAGACTCTTTAACTTTATCTAAGTTATCTTGAGCAAAATGACATAGCTCGTGAAAATAGGAACTAAGATACCATTCTTTTTTCTTAGATATAGTACGTTTAGTAGTTTTAGTTCCTATTTCCATCTCATTACATTCGAAATAATAACCTGATGAATAACAATCTACTGTTTTAATTTGTAGATCATAGTTCCAGATCTTTCTAGTTCCTTTATATTCATTCAATATAAAATTTGTAAAACGTTCCAGTTCCTTAATCTTTATATCTACCGATTTAAATAGTTTCTTTGCTTTAGTATTAAACTTACAGTTAACAATAATCACATCTATATTATATCACAGTTCCCATAAAAAAAGTGCAATCATTCCGGAATGATTGCACTTTTAAAATTGTTATTATTAAGGCTTAAATGTAACCTAGATAGAAGAGCCTTCTTTGTTCTGGTCCCATTGCAAAATGTCCACTTAATGAAGTTGCAAAAGATCCTTGAGGTGTAACAGCACTTGAATAAACAAAAGTTGTTGCAAATCTATCTGGTCCCATAATAGCAAATGTTTGACCATCGTAACCAGTATTTAAATCCATTGTATAAGTGGCACCTCTAAATGCAAATGATGCTGCAGATAAAGCATATGCATCTCCTCTTTTTACTTTAGGTGCATCATATAATAGATGATGACCTTCCATTTGTGCTAACGATAACCCTGTTGGAAAGGTATCGACATCATTAACTGTATCTTCAATAGGACCACCGGCACCACTGAATGTTTGTTGAAAAGTAAAATTTAGTCCTTCTGTTCTTATTGGCATGATATAATTATTTATGCTCTCCCTTGCTCGGGATTGTGATTATTGGGATCTTCTTCCCATCTTTTTATTTCTGCCACCGATGCTTGGGCTAGCCACTTTGCTCTATTGGTACCGCCTTGAACTGCTACAGTAGGGGTTGCTATTTGTTTAACTAGCTTTTCCTTCTTTAGCCTCTTGTCAAGCTCTACACCATCTTCTCTTGCTAACTCTTCAAGCTCATCTTTAGATAATTTAGAATATTCACTCATACAATTATTTATAGTAATCGCGCAAATTTCCCCGACACCAAACAAAGCGCGGATTTGTCGCAGATGGTCTTAAATAGATACATGTACGAATATAAAGCAGTAGTAACTCGAGTTGTTGATGGTGATACCGTTGACGTTGATATAGATTTAGGTTTTAATGTATGGCTTAAAAAGCAGCGCATTCGCCTTTATGGCATAGACACTCCAGAGAG